TCTGATAATATAAGTTTTCCAGATAATGTACTATTATAAATGTCTTCAAATATGGTAAATTCTACTAATTGAGGATAAACGTCAAAAGAAGTGCCATTAACAGAAGTAATTGTTATTTCTTTGAATTCAAAATTTTTTTCAGTTATCGAAGTATTTTCTGCCATTTTTTAAATTTCTAACAATAACATCAACTCATTTTCAATTTGATTAACATATGCTTTATCAATTATTTTTATTGATCTTTTTGATTCATTTAAATTTTCTTCATAATCATATGCATACACAATGTTTTTTGTGGTTACAATTCTAACAGTATTTCCATCCTTTAAATTAAAAGTTTCAGTGGTGCTTGCAGCAGTATTGGCATACGTATTTGCGTCAATTTGAAAATTTTTAACTGTTATTGTTGATGTAACTGAATCAGTTTTTGTTATTATTTTTTCATAATGATGAATTGTAGTTGATGCGTTAGCATATGAACCGTATTTTGCATCTATATAATTTGCAAAATTTCTGGTTGATAGAGGCCAATCATAGATAGGATCCATGATATTATTTGCAAATAATATTATCCAATGTCTATTTGGATTATCATAGTATTTTGATGCTAATGTTTCTGGTGTATCACCATCTCGAACATCGTATGTATAATATACCAAAGATGCATTTATTACACTATCAATCATTTTAGTGCGAGCAAGAATATTAGTCACAATATCAGATTTCTTATTTTTATCTGTGTTTAAATTGTAAAAATATAAAGGAAATTTTTCAAAATATGCCATTAGTATCCTCTATCTATTGCTTCTCTCGTGATTATATTTAATTCTTTAAATGAAAGTCTCATTCTAATTTGCACGGGCATACCATCGGTAAAAGTTGTAAAATTACCAACCGACGCATAGTCAGTTTGAACAGTTTCTAATACGCAAGTTGAAATTCTAGGTATATTTGTATTTTCCGCAAATCCAGTACCAGTTTTTCTTAAAAAAGTAATTTCAAATTCAGAAGGAGGAATAAACATTGTTCCCATAGCTAAAAGTTCTGGGGCTGAGTGTCTTCTAAATTGATATATTATTGACCATACATTGTCTGCTTCTTTAGAACTTCTTGGTGCAAACACAAAATCAAAATTAAATGATCTTAACTGTGGATTTTGATATAGCACCTCAATTACAGGATTAATTGCAAAGCCCACAATGTTTGCTGCAGTTTTTAGATTAGATACACTCGTAGCATCTGCAGCTAAACGACCTAAAAAACCACCAGCACCCGAACTACCTAAAAAGCGAAGACCCGCTTCAGCCATTCGACTTCCCGACAATGCAGCCGCAGCTCCTGCAACTGCACCTATCGCGGCTTCTGATCTGGTAGCACTAGGTGCCTTCGATAACAATGTTGCTGCACCTGTTCCGGCGATACCTAAAGTGTCAAGCATATTCATTTGTTGATAACTTTGTCTATCATCAAATACAACTGTTTCAGGAACATAGAGAGAAATTGCTGTTTTAGATCTTTTTGTTCGTCTAGATAGACCCAGTAAATTACCTTTGGTTAATTCGGCAGTTCTAGAACCAACAGGCTGACCATTAGGTCCTTGCGCCAATTGAGATTTATTTGCGCTTAAATCTCTAGTTGAGTCTTGTATCATTACATTAAATAGCATTGCATGAGACAAATTTTCTATATCACTAGGATAATTTAGTGATGAAAACCCGTATGGATTATTTACTAAAGTATTAAGAGGAGCCGGTTCTTGTCTAGCTTCTTGTCTTTGGGTCATCTAAATATTTCCAAACTTATTTTAATATATTTATCATGTCATACAAAGGTAGATTTATTCCAACAAATAGTGAAAAGTATCGCGGAGATCCCACACGAATAATATATCGTAGTCTTTGGGAACGCCGTGTAATGGTTTTTCTTGATGTAAATCCATCTATAGTGCAATGGTCATCTGAAGAAATTGTCATACCATATCTATCTCCCATAGATAAAAAAGTTCATCGTTATTTTCCTGATTTTTATGTTAAAGTTCGCGATAAAGAAAACAAAATTCGTGAAATGATATGGGAAATAAAGCCCAAAAAAGAGTCAATACCACCTAAAAAAAGGGATCGTATCACTCAAAAATACATAACTGAAGTTGTTACGTGGGGCATAAATGAGGCTAAATGGAATGCAGCCAAAGAATATTGTCTTGATCGTCTTTGGGAATTTAAAGTGCTTACCGAAGATGATCTGGGAGTGAAATAAATATAGTTATGGCATTAATAGATAGATTACAAAAAGAATTGCAGAAACAAAATCTAGCAATTAGTTCAAATAAAGCTAGACAATGGATCAAAAATAAGGTTAAAGATTTACAAAATCTAAAATCAACACTTCAACGCGATCTTAAAAGAAAAAGAACAACTTTTGATTTAGGTGACATGTATTTTTTTAGCTATAATCCAAAACTTAAAGACTCTTTACCATTTTATGATATTTTTCCTTTAGTTATACCAATAGAAACATATTCGGATGGATTTTTGGGATTAAATTTACATTATCTTGCTCCTGTTCCTCGTGCAAAATTATTAGATGCTTTAAGTGAATTTGCAACAAATAAAAAATATGATGAAAAAACTAGAATAGCGGTGTCTTATCAAATGTTAAAAGGACTATCTTCAACAGATGCATTTCGCCCGTGTTTAAAAAGATATCTTTCACAAAATATACGATCTAGATTCTTGCGTATAAATGCAGATGAATGGGACATAGCCATATTTTTACCTGTTGAAAGTTTTATGGGTGCTACCAAACAAAAAGTATTTTTAGATTCTAGAAAGAAATATCAATGAGTAATATAGAAAGCTTTAGAGGAAGTATAGATAAATATTCTGATTTTGCAAAGACAAGTCGTTTTTGGGTATATATTACAAATCCACCGGGTGGTGGTGATACAGAGCTTCTAAAATATCGTTGTTTTAGTGCAGAGCTTCCAGGAAGAACGTTTTCAACTTTTGAAAATAGAACGTATGGATTATTTCAAACATATCCTGCACAAACAACATATAGTCAATTAAATCTCGAATTTTTATGTTCCTCTAATAAAAAAGGACCGTTATTCGGAACAGGATTTGCTGAAAAAAAAATATTTGAAGATTGGATGGATTATATTAATCCAACAGAAAATGGTGCAACAAATATAAGTAGTAATCCCCTCTATAACTTTAGATATAGAAACGAGTATGTAAGAAATATTACAGTGATACATTATGATATCGTAGGTAATAACGGTAATGACGTGCCCGATTATCAAGTAACATTTATAGAATGTTTTCCAATTTCAATAAATCAAATAACATTAAACTGGTCAAATGAAGAAAATGCAACGCTAAATGTTACATTTGCATATAAGAGATGGCAAAGAGGATATTTTCCTCGAGATAATAAAGTATCACTATCGGATATAGGAGTAATAACAACGGGACAGCCTCCACCTACGCCGTAAGAAGTGGATTTGTGGATCCAGAAACGAATACTCCGTATGCAGCATAATTAAAAGGAATATAATATGAATTTACCTAAAATTGAATTGCCAACTTTTGAACTTGAAATGCCATGCACAGGAAAAAAAGTTACTTTTAGACCTTTTTTGGTCAAAGAACAGAAAATTCTACTAATGGCATTAGAATCCAAAGCTGAAGAAGATATTATTAGAGGAATAAAACAAATAATATCAAATTGTGTTATTAACAAAGATTTTGATGTTGAGGATATGTCATCAGTTGATCTAGAATATTTCTTCATGAATCTAAGAGCAAGATCTATCGGAGAAAAAATAAATCTTAATTACACATGTAAAAATATAGTTGAAGAAAAAGAGTGCAACAATATCATGAAATTTGAACATGATATTCTTTCCGCCAAAATAGAAAGAGATCCTACACACGATAAAACTATATTCTTTACAAAAGATGTTGGTGTAGTTATGAAATATCCATCAATGAAAATGGCTGAAAATATGATTTTGAAGACCAAGGCAAAGTCAAAAGATAAGTCCGACATAGATATAGCTTTGGATATTATCATAGATTGTATGGATTATATCTTTGAAAAAGAAAATATTTTTTATATAAAAGAAATGAATAGAGACCAAGTTAAAGATTATATTGAAAATATACCTAAAACAAGTTTTGATAAAATTGAAAAATTTTTCAATACAATGCCTAAAATAAACTCAGTTGCTCAACATAAATGTGCAAAATGTGGTTTTGAGCATAATATTAAACTAGATGGAATAACAAATTTTTTTGTATAAGCCTTGGTCACGAATCGTTAGCAAACTACTATAGTACAAATTTTTCGATGATGCAGCATCACAAATATAGCTTGAATGATCTTGAAAATATGATACCCTGGGAAAGAGATGTTTACATAGTCATGTTAGTACAATATATAGAAAAAGAAAATGAACGAATAAAGCAACAAATAGCAAATAAAAGAAGATAAAAAATGGAAGCAGTAAAAACACATATGGGCAAAAATTATGCATTTGATGCAACTGCTCAAGGTAAAGGTCTTTGGAAAGAAGTTACCAAATCAGGTAAATTGGGTAGAATTGCATCAAAAGATTTGCAACAACGTTGGGGAAATCCTAACGAATCGGGTCCATTATTTCAAGCACCAAAAACAAACGTTGAAAAAATTAGTGATTCTATAAAAGAAACAGCACCACAAACAGGAAGACTAAAAAGCTTTAGATCACTTCTAAAAGATCCAAATGAAACTGTCAAATCGGCTTCACTAAAATCAATCACACAAAATTTTCGACCAGAAATGATTGTCAAACAACTATTTGGTAAAACAGCTGGTATGATAGCAGGAAAAAGCCTTGGTGTTTCATCAGAAAGACTGGATGCGGTCGCACGTGGTTTTGATGGTTCAAATGAAGACATGAGTTATCGTCGTGGAGAGCGTCGTTCAAGAAGAGACTCGCCTCGGCCTGGTGATTCAATTTCGCCTAGAAACTTGTCCAGTAGTCCAGTTTCATCTTCTTCAGATGGTGAATTAAAATCATATCTAAAAACTATGACTGACGAATTGAAAAAAATTCGAGAAAAACTATACGGGGAAAACACATTAGCAGTAAAATTTTCAAAAAGTTCAGATTCACATGCACAGCTTACAAATATATCAACATATTTTAATGAAAAAAGAAAACAGGAAGACATTTCTGCTAATTTTAAACCATTACCTGCCGGCAGCGTGCCGGGCATGCCACCTCCGACAGCAGTTCCGACAGGTGCTTCAGCACCAACTGGTGCACCAACTGGTGGCGGTGGTGGCCCTGGTATTCTTGAAGGAATACTAAATTCAATTTTTTCAGGTTTGTTAGGGGCAGGAGCCGCAAAAGGTGGTATTGGAGGATTAGGTAAAAAACTTTTGTCCGTGATTGGTAAAGCTTTTCTTGGAATAGCAAAAAAACTTCCTATTATAGGTCCAATAATTATAGCTGCTATGGGACTAAAAGATGCATATGATGAATATATGTCTGGCGGTGATTTTAGTGATGCCGTTGGTGCATTTTTTGAATCCGCAGCTAATAGTCTAACTTTTGGACTTGCATCATCACTCGCAGGAGAAGGCGGAATAAAGAAAGTAGTTTCTGGTCTAGTTGATTCTGGTTTAGATTTTTTTAAAGATATGGTTAATTCAATAGGTGATTTTCTAGAAGACAAATTGATAGATCCTATAGTAAATCTACCGACAACACTATTAAACGGAATAAAAGGTGTTGTCGGTGATATTTTTGCAAGCATAGGAAATTTGTCTTTTGAAATACCCAAATTTACACTTATTCCAGAAACACCTTTTACAAAAGCTGTAACGGTTGGACCATACAAGATTAGTCCCTTTTCAATGTTTAGTGATGTAGGAAAAAATTTACAACAAGCCGCCGCTGAAGGTATAGCAAAAGCAGAAGAGATTGAAGCACAAAAACAAGAACAACGAGCAGCAAGAGATAAGGAAAAACAAGAACAACGAGCAGCAAGAGATGCAGCTAAAGGAGCTAAACAAGCAGAAGAAGGTGGTGCACCTGGAGCAGCACCAGGAGCAGCACCAGGAGCAGCACCAGCAGCACCAGGAGCAGCACCAGCAGCACCAGGAGCAGCACCAGCAGCACCAGGAGCAGCACCAGCAGTTGGTGCGGAGAGACAAACCGTTCGCGAAGTGAATACACAAACTCTACAGGAATTTGTTCCAGATCAAAAACAACTTGAAGATCTGATGGAAAAAAAACTAATCACGTATCCTGAATCTATGAGAAATGATCCAAGTGTGATCAATGACATTCGTGAAAAAGCCATGATGGAACTGAAAGCTAAAGCATCAGCCGGAGGTGCACCTGGAGCAGTAGCACCAGCAGCACCAGCAGCACCAGCACCAGCAGTAACCCGAGCAGCACCAGCAGTAACCCGAGCAGCACAAGTCACAGCAGTTCCAGCAAATGAAACGTCTTTTAGTGAAATAGATTTAGCTAAAAACGATCCAGAACTATACGAAGAATTTAAAGCTCGTAGGGAAGAACTAAAACAAAAACGATTGGCAGAATCACCTTTCAAAGGAATGCCGTCTGCAGATAACGAAGCAACCCATTACGCGAATGTACAAGCGATAAAAGAATTTGCCGACAGAGCAAAAGGAGCCGGAAAATCATCTATTGAGCTTGAAAAAACGATTGCAGCCGCGTTACAAAATCTACAAGGCGCACAAGATCAAACAAAAAGTTATGAAATGACAGATACCTCTCTGGGATCAGGTCCGACAGAGGAACAATTAAATCGCATCTTAGGCCCCGGCCGCACAAATGTTCCTTCTACAGAACCAGCAGTGCCCCAACCAAGAGCAACAGGTCAAGTAATACAACAATCCGCAGAACAATTAGCAGCAACTCAAAACAATGCACAAACACCAGCACAACCAATAATTGTAAATAATACAACAAATAACAATAGTGGTGGCGGAGGTGGCTCACAATCTCAACCCACTGCATCATTGAGAAATGATGAACCAACAATATTAAGAGTGCAAATGGAAAATGCTATAATGGCATATTAATATATAATAATAAAAAAAAGAGGGGAGCTTTCACTCCCCTCTTTCACATCGACTCAGTCTTCCCGAGCCAACTTCTCAAACAACTTCATGTCGTCATCGTCACCATCATCCGCCCAAGGAGCCTTTTCCTTGGAAGACTTAGCACCGCCAAAACTACGTTCAGCTGCTTGAACCGCAGCCTCATCGTCTGCTCTACTTCTAGAAGCCGAAGCCGAACCATCAAGACCGAGAACACGATTCATCTTGGTCTTCAGTTCATCGTAGCTCTTGAAGTTCTTTGCATCCAAGAATTCCTTGAGAGAATACTCAGACTTCCAAACCTTCTCAAGCTTTGCGTCTTCACCACCATGAAGTGCTGAAGGCTTCTCAAACTCGGACTTATCGTAGTTCGGATAACCCTCAAACTTGCGAACCTTCAACTTGAAGTTTGCGCCAGCCCAGAAATCAAATGGATTGACTGCCTTCTCGTCTTCAAACTGAGGATTCATGGCTTCGGTGATCTTGTCAAAGATCTTCTTACCAAACTTGAACAGAAAGATCTTACCCTCGTTATCTGGATTCTTGGGATCGTTGATAACAAGAATATTCGCAATGTACTTCAAACGACGCTTCTGCTTGCGAGCAATTTCCTTGTTAGCCTCAATACCAGAATTCCAAAGAACCGAATTGTGCTCCGACACAGGATCCTTCAGACCGAGAGTCGTCAACGAATTCTCAATGTACCAGCCACCAGGACCCTGGAAGCCATGATCAAAGATGCGAACCCTAGGAAGAGCATCATCACCATCAACTGCTGGCGCAGGAAGAAAGCGAATAGTCGCAAATCCATTACCAGCCTTGTCAAGTTCAGGCTTCCAAAAGCGAGTATCTTCTAAAGAATTTGTTGCGGGTGCGTTGAGCTTTTCTAGCTCGCGTGCCAGCTTGTCAATTGAACCGCTGGACTTCTTGAGTGCTGCAAATGTAGACATTGTATTTCCTTTCATATGCGTTGTATGTTTTGTATGTTTTGTATGTTAGCTTGTTCACATGATGCATAATAATCACTATTATATATCATGCGTTGAATTGAAGTCAAGAACAAAGTTCATCTTTTATCACTTTCTTCATTGTCTCCAAATCAATCTTCTGCAAAACAAATGGAGTATACTTCTCCAACTTGAATGCAAACCCAGGCCATATGATCTCATCCTTGATACGACGATTCCACATGGGTAGAAAGTTTATGACGCCATTGATGATGACAAGTGTTTCCAATGAAATCTTATCTTGCATCATCATCGTCAATAGCGGTGGATAAGAATCGCCAGGATCAAGAATCCTATCCACAGAATTATCATGTTCATGACACCAATCCATGATCTTCTTCAAGTCTTGCCTGAAGTTATATGTTAATGCTTGAAATCTTTTTTGGTATTGAGTTAGTATATCTTCAGCCTCAGGCTCAAGTAGTTTCATGGACCAAAGAAAATCATTCTTCAATATATTGGACAATGTCAAATCAATGAATGAATCACGATCATAATTCTTGGCCAATCTATAAAACACAAACCTATCTCTCCTCGCAAGAAAAGCCTTGTCCGTTATCCTAACACGCCCACCACTCTTGAAGTAATCAAAACTTTTACGAGTGAAATGAAGCTTGATGGAATGAAACAATTTGTATGCTTCAAGAGCCACAATTTTCATACGGGAAGAGTATTGCTCTTTGGAAGAAGATTTAGCTGAGATGCATCATATGCAATCTTTGCTTTCAAGGATTGATTGATGAGATTGGTCACGGATTCTATCTCCAATGAATTGAGTTCACAGAAATGCGTGATCGCATCAATATAGTTCAAGTCCTTTTCTTTCACAATGCTTTCAATGCTTTTGGCAAACGATAGCATCTCATCTTTTGTTGGCATTTTACATCTTTCTCAAACGATAAAAAATATGATCCTCAATACGAACGGTGCGTTCAATCTTTTTCCATCTTGACCATTTAGGCTTTACATAATGTGCATGAAAAAATGTTGCACCATAAGTAACGTCTTCAATATCATTATATTCTGAAAGTAATTCATTTGCAAGTGCTAATGACTCAGCCCATGCAAATTTTTCACCTTCGTTTCGTAATACGTTCAGATTCCTCTTTCCTTTTCCATTACAAACCCAAGAAAATTGACAGCCTTGAAATACGACCTTGCACACAGTATCGTGCCATAGTCCTGCATTGACACGATTGATGACAACGTATCCTACAGCAATCTTACCATCTAGAGATTGATTGCGAGCTTCCCAATATATGGCTTTTGCTAGACATTCTCTCTCCTTAGGATCAACGTAGAACATTTTAGGTTCTGGCTCAACTTCTTTTGGAGCAATCGCTAAAAGCACATGCTCATACTCATAGATCTTTTCAATCTCTGGTATTGGTACTTGTGCATGTGCTTTTAGCGCAGTATCATAAGGATACTGTCTTGCAGCAACAATGCCAATGAGTAGGAGAACTCCTATCATTAGTGTCTTGTACATTAGTCGCGTGTCGCCAAGTAGCTGACATAATTTGGAGTGCCATACTGTCCATAAGACAGCTTGTACACATCACGATGCTTCTTTGATCTTTTCAAATCAACCGAACGCAGATTCTTGAACGTGCATTCGTTATCGGTTGCATAAGAAAGGGGTTTCATGACATAACAAGAAACTTCACTCATCGGTACCTCCTACGATTGATGAAAGTGGTGGAATTCTGTTGCCAGGTTTCCACCGAACCCCGTTCAGGCTGCTAGAGCCATCTCAGATGCGTAATTATCGTTTGCATCTATTATTTTGGACTAATTTGAGGTCGTTCCTTACCTATCGCCTCCTACCACCTTTACACATCTGTCGATCCCTTACACCCCCATTAGCAGATACAATGCTCATCACCTTTATCGCGACTATTATGTGATGGGTTGCACTTTGTTCGCATGTGCCATGCAACTAGCTCCTCACATTGTATCTACTGGTGGAGGTGCCGGCATTGAAGCCGGGTCCAGCCTGCTTATTACGTCGTCATCAACAGCAATTTCTATAGTATAGTTTACTATTTAGGGATTGTCAAACTTTTTTTATTGTTTTATATTGATAAATAATCAATGCGTATTTTGTATCAACTTCTATCACTTCTGCCGTCTCCCATGTTTCTAATGGGATTTCTTTATAGCATCTACTTGATGACATCCACACATCACTGTGTGCATCATAGTTGGGAAATGACCGTAATGTGGTTTGTAATGTTTATAGCACATCTTGTGCCTTGGCTTTTATTCTGGCAACAAAGAAACTTTACCAGGAATTGAAAAGCAACAATGATAAGCACCTTGTAGTACAGCCCAAGATTCCCAATAATAACATTCTAGTAAATCTTGGCGATCCGCCGGGCACCACGCTAAATCTTTGATTTGTATTTTTCCTTTCGGACCTTGTATGGCCACACTACAATTGTATTCGCCTGTTGTTTCAAGTAAAATAAGTTTATTACTCATTTTTCATAAACAAGATATAAATTCTTTCTTGTATTTGGTCAAGTCGGATTGAATGCAACTAGGTTCAGTCTCATTGGACGCAAACAATAGTACACCAAGATTTATTTCCTGACCAGTTCTTTCCTCAAATGCCAAAGAATACGCGGATAACTGCATGAAATACTTCTTGACCTTGTCCATACTGGAATCAACTTCAGACTTTGTCGTCTTGAAATCCATGATCGCAGGATATCCATCAAATTTTCCAATAACATCACATCGTCCAGCAAATTTATACTTATCACAATATAATTGTGCCTCAATCGCATAAATCTCATCTATACGATCAATGTATTTGCACATTTCCGCAAACATACCCTGAACATCAGGCATATGCCCACGCATTGGTCTTTCTTCATTCAATAGATATCGTTCGCATATTTGATGAAGATTTGTGCCTCTACGAGCTGCTACTTTGGAAACACGATTTGCTTCTTCTTCACCTACTCGTTTTTGCCATTCACGCAAACTTTCATTGGGCAAACGAGACAAAATAGTAGTGACGGAAGGATATACATTACCCTCTGGAGTCTTGTAGTGTCTCCTTCCGTCTATATACTCTTCCGTTAGTTGTGGAAGATTCACAAATGAATGTCGAAACTTCTTCATTAAAATGGATTTTGCCCTATTGAAAATAGAAAACCAAGAACAATATAACCTAATGCTATATGAACAAATAAGCACATCCACGCATTAAATGGATTTGGCCATTGTAATACAATTTTTTTCATTATCATCATGATAATAATAATGATTGCAGGTGCAGTAAAAATCAACATATCAAATATATCCTAATTCCAGTTTAGAAATAATGTATGACTTGACAAGGGCAGAACGAACGATATCTTCTTTTCCAAATTCAATTTTATCAAAACAAGACATTCTATCAAGAATATTCATGAATGTCAAGAGTCCTCTCTTTTCCTCATGCTTGGCCAAATCGGTTTGTCTGAAATCTCCAGAGAAAACAATACGACAGTTGTTTCCGACACGAGTCATGACCGTGTCCAATTCTTGTTGAATCATGTTTTGACATTCATCAACAATGATAATTGCATCATTAAATGTAATTCCACGAAGAAATGATGTTGTGGTGAAATCAAGCATATGTTTCATCTTTAGTATATCGTAACCATCACCCCTTCCAAATAAATCATCACAAATCATCTTGTAGGGCTCTTCGTACACTCTAGCTTTTTCTTTGGCAGAACCAGGAAGAAATCCCATATCACGAGATGGAACAACGCTACGAATAATAACAATTTGTTTATATCTAGATTTGTTTAGAACCTCATTTAGTGCAAGATAGAGAGAGATATATGTTTTGCCTGTGCCTGCGACGCCATGTAGAAGAAGATGCTTGCCTTGCTCAAAGGCCTTAAATGTTAAAGATTGATTTATTGTTAGCGGCGATATTGTTCGTAGAGAGAAATGATTTTGCTGTTGCTGTTGCTGCAGTCTCTTCTTTTTCTTTGACATGTGCGCCTCTCTGAAATGATAAAAAGGACCTTGCGTTTTCGCGTGGTCCTTTTTGGGTGTTAAATACTGTTCTATACACGGGAGAAATGGGACTAATCACTTACCACTCTCTTGGAATACCAAATTTAGAATTGATCTTATTACCATGAATTTTTTCTTTCATGCGACCAATAATTCCTTTCTGAAAATCGGCAGGCGGTTTTGTAATTCCAAGATGAACGGAATCACCAAGAGTCATTCTTGTAATAGCTTGTTTAATGTGTTTGTTCTTCTTTAGATACATCTCCATCTCAGCGATGGACATCTGCATCTCAAAGGTTTCACCAGTATCTTCATTGATGAAGTCATACGTTGGCATTATATAATCCTGGATTAGAGTTGAACATACTCTTATTTAGTAAACCACTCGGGCACATCACGATTCTTCCACGAAGCCATGCGAGCCTTGGCACCACGATAATAATTGTGATATGATGCAATACTATCACCAACAACTTTATATTCGTCCGGCATCGCAGGAGTAGGCTGAGTGAATCCTTTTTGAGGAAAATTGTTTACAGGTGGATATGCAAGATACCTAGCAACAACCTCACACTTGTGATCCTTGCCATAACGATACTTGTATTCGTCAATCAAAGCAAACGTAAGATCTGATAGCCAAACATAATTTTCAAACGATTGACGCACCCATACTGCTGACGGATGATTGATATGTGTTGCTTGATAAATGATTTTATCAGCAGCCGGATTATCAGCCAATACCCATCGCTTGATATTACGAAAACGTGCCGGCAAGGAACCTTGCACATATCTCTTTTCAATTGTGGGCGCACCATCAATCAAACGACGAGCCGTAGAAAGCAACTGACAGCTTTCCAGAATCATCTTTACGACATGCTTGTCAACATGCCATTGGGCACATTGAACGTGATTGTGAGAGAGATAGAAGATATTCATGATTATAAATATATCATAGTTGAGAGGAATTGTCAATCATGGAAGAACAAACCGAACAAGAAGTCAATCCAGAACTTTTGATCGAACAAGAACTCAATGAGCAATTCATGGGCAAATCAGATCTTGTCCGTTCAATGCATGTCGTTCTAGCCAATACATTCAGCATGTATCTACTTGCACACAAGTATCATTGGAATGTAGAGGGTCCGTTTTTCTCATCATATCACGATTTCTTTGGAAAGCTATATCAGCAAATCTTTGAAGAGGTAGATAATACTGCAGAACAAATTCGTGCATTGGGAAGTTATGCTCCTGGCACATTCAAGGAATTTGAAATGATGTCAACCATGACAGACTCTTCTGAAATCCCAGGATCAAAAACAATGTTTGCTCGTCTATTTGCTGCAAACACCTCAACCCATGATTCGTTGATTGCTGCCAGAAGTTTTGCCGAGAGAGATAGTAACTTTGGTCTTGTCAATTACCTAGAAGATCGCCTCGACAAACATGCAAAAATTGGATGGATGCTCAAGAGTCACATGGTTGGCCAAGACATATCAATGAACATCCGTCCAACAGACTAATAGAAAAGATATTCTTGTTTAGAAAGATGTTCTTGCTGCAACGAGAGCAAGATCATCTTTATCCTTGTTTTTCATAGTTGACATGTTGTCATCAGCACGATCAGAACCACCCGCACTATACATGATAGAAGAATCATCAATTATGTCCTCAGCTGGCGCATCGGGATCATCAAGAAAATTATCCTTTACGACCTCAACATCATCAACCCAGG